AGCCGACCTCTTTGATGTTCTCGGCGACGGTGACACCACTGTCATCGTTGCACCAGACTCTGGTGTCGCATCAGCAGGAAACCCAATCTATACGATTACAAACATGATGATTTCGTCGTTTATGCCGATCTCAAGCACCGTCGGGTCCCTTGACACCATGACCTTGACAGGCACTGGTGGCACTTGGGCCCGAGCAATAGCCTGATTTAACCAACACAACCAAAGGACCCCGACATGATTGGTATGACGTTACGAGTAGAGATGCTTGATGGAGAAACACACGAGGCACCGATCACTTACGGTGTGGCGTGCAGGTGGGAGGACCACCATCCTCAACTCTCCGTCGGGCAGTTTTTAGAGAACATGAAATTCAAGGCTTTGGCTTGGTTGGCATGGGATGCGGTCCGCTCAAATGGCGTGGTCGTTGAACTGTTTCCCAAGTGGGTTGAAAAAGTAGGGGACATCACGTTCGTCCCAAAAGAGAAACCAAAGCAGGACGCGCAGTCAACCTCATAGCGCAACTGGCACTTAGGACAGGCATCAGCCCCTTGGATTTGATGGAGTCTCCAGCGTCGGTTGTGGATGAGATGGTTCGTTTGCTTGTTGAGGAAAACGAGAAAGCGAAACACAAGCGATGACAATTCAAGTGAAAGGTGTAGCCGAGACATTGCGCGAACTCGGCAAAATCAACCCTTCACTTAAGAAGGAATTGAACAAGGACATTCGAGCAATCCTGAAACCGTTGCTTGCTGAAATTAACCAGTCAATTCCGACGTCGCCTCCCCTATCTGGTATGGCTCATAACGGCCGCACCGGGTGGAGTAATCGCAAAAACTCGGTAATTAAGATTGACACGCGTAAGCCCCGTAGAAACCTGAATGAGCCTCGTATGAGTGTCCCTGTCAACATTGTCCGAATTACGACTAAGGGCGCGCCTGTGGCGATTGTGGACATGGCTGGCAAGGCTGGAGGCAGAGTCTCTAAGCGTGAAGCCAAATATCAGAGACCAAACTTTGCTAGCGCGCTACCCGGCAATCCTTCACGCTTTATGTGGGCTAAGGCCGCCGACTCTTTGTCTATGATTGAGCGAGAAATGAACGACACAATTAAGCGAGTAGTTCAGGACGCAAACCAAGAGATGGCGAGAATCCGCTAATGGCAATCAACATTCCGATCATTACCAGCCTCGAGGACACAGGAATCAAAAACGCTAAAGCCGCGTTTAACGATTTCAAAAGTGCTGTAGGTTCTGCCGAGGGTGGGATGGGCAAGTTCAAGGCTGGATCAAAAGTCGCTTTAGACGCCGTCAAAGCCAACGCAGGAACATTCGCACTGGCCGCTGGTGCCGCAATAGGCAAATTTGCTATTGAAGCAATTGGACAGTTTCAAGACCTTGCATTAGCGGCAAGCAAATTTTCAGATGCCACAGGTCTGGCCGTTGAGGACGCGTCACGAATTATTGAAGCCGCTGGGGACATTGGTGTCCCAGTTGACGCCCTTGAGGGTGCTATCGGTCGTCTTAACCGAACCATTGGAGCGGACCCCGACAAGGTGCGTGACCTTGGCGTTGACCTCGTTTACTTAAACGACGGTTCGTTAAACGTCAACGAAACATTTTTGAATACCATTGATCGAATCAAAGGCATTAAGGACCCGGCTGAAAAAGCAACGGTTGCGGCGCAGCTTCTTGGCAAGGGCTGGCAAGGAATGTCTGAACTGATTGAGATGGGCGCGGACGATCTCAGGAAATCTTTGGACAGCGTTGATGACTCAAAGATTATTGACAAAGACGAGGTTGACAAGGCTAAGAATTATCGCGCGGCCATGGACGACCTTAAAGACTCATTTGAGAAAGTTGCTATAAACCTTGGTGAGCGTTTAATTCCTAAAGTTGCCCAGTTGCTTGAGTTACTAGCCAAATTACCTGAGGCTTTGCGTGGTGCTGGTGGCGTTGTTGAGGACGCGATTACAGACGAATATTTAGCGTCGCTTGGTGACGAAGCCGCCATTGCAAGACTTGAATTTAAAGCCCTTGCAGATATGTATGAGGGTTATTACGCAAGTCGAGCGCAGGGTGCTAAAGACGACACATACAAGCTTGAGCAACAAATGCTTGATCTTGAGCAAGCAACTAGCGACACCGACAAGGCTTTCCAAGACCTCAAAGACGAGTTGAAACTTGATAGTGCAGTTGCTGAAGCAAGATCGCAATTAGACCAACTAAAAGAAAAAGCGGTCGAGGCTTTTAACGGTGCCGATGGTGCTTTAAGCGAATATGAGCAAGGGCTTATTGATGCCAAACTTATGATTCTTGATCTTGCCGAAACTATTGCGTTGACTGACTCGCAAAAAAATCAGATTCGAGTCCTTGTTGACACTGGCGAACTTGAGCGCGCTTTAGGTCTTATTAACGTTATTACGGCTGGCGGTTACACTCCTGAATTGAACGCAATGCGGTTTCGCGGTGCACGAGCTGCAGGGGGTCCGGTCGCACCGGGTAGTTCCTATTTAGTGGGTGAGCGCGGGCCTGAGTTGTTTACGCCGTCGTCGTCTGGGAACATCACGCCCAATAATGCGATGGGTAATAACACGATTACGGTCAATGTGAACGGTGGCGACCCTGATGCAGTAGTCCGAGCAATCCAAAAATATGCTCGACAAAACGGTGCGATCCCATTACAGACCACGACAAGCGCAAGGTTCTAAATGGCTATTACGACCGCCTTTACGATAACGGTCGGCAACCTTGGCGCGTCATATGACATTACGTCTGAGGTCATGTCGTTCAATGTCAACACACAGGTTTCGTTGGCTGAGATCGGTACCAGTAAAGGTTCAATGCTTATCAAAAACTTCACGGGATCTTTTACCCCGGGTGGCGGTGGCACGTATGGGTCGGTTGACTGGTTCAATCAGGCCGTACTTATTAACGGGACTACAACGGTGGGCGGTGTGCCGACCAGTTTTAACTTGTTTCACGGGATCGTTGACCAGTTTGCATTGGACGACAACGGAATTAACTCATATGTGACTATTTCGTTTATTGACGCTTTGACTGCTGGCGGTCGTTCCGCAACAGTAAGCACATCAGGCGCAACTGGTTTAGCGTCAACAATTATTGAAACATTTTATGAGAATACGGGTGTTTCAAGTCCTGCTCAAATGCCTACTCTCGGTGGCACTAACACTGGTTACGCAGTTACAACAAAACTTTTGACAGACGATTATTCCGTACAATGCACTACAGCAAACGTCGGCAACAGTCTTAATTCGTCAATTTCTCTCATTATTACGCCTGTCGGACCCGCAATGATTATTCCGACAACAGTCACTTTAACTAGCCCTGTTTTTGGTTACGAACTCATTGATTACACAATGACTCGAAACGCCGCCAACCGAACAACTTTTCTTTTCAAAGACAAAACTGTGACAGGGACACAACTGCCCATCGGTGATCTTGTTACTGGTTATGACGAGGATCAACTCACTAACTATGTGACCCTAACTGACCCAACAGGAACCCAAACCGTCACAAGTTTTAATGCAACTTCAACAACTAAATATGGGCAACGGTTTAGGTCTTACACACAAGCGGGATCTGCATCGGTCGCAAGTCAAACCAGCACAGTTAATTCGTGGATTAACCGTTTCGGTGAAATCACTTTTGCACCCGAGGAACTGTCGTTCAGTTCTAAAATGGTTCAGTCGGCAGCTGCTGACGCCGCGGCCCCGTTTTGGAACAAGATCCTTGACATTGAGTCGGTAATGTGGCAACCCGTCCAACTGACCTATACGCCGACCGGGTGCGCTCAACAAACGAAAATGTCAGTTATTGCCAGTCGCCGTATATCGGCAACACCGTCGGACTGTCAAGTAACGTTAGGTTTGTTACCCGCATACCAGTATCAAAGTTTTATTTTGAACGACACATATTTAGGGATACTTGACAGCAGTCGAGTGGCATAAAGGAGAATTATGGCTACGCAATGGACAGCAGGAACGACTAGCGGACAGGTGTTGACTGCGGCAACGCTCAACACGATTGGGGCGGCATGGGTGGATTACACGCCAACCCTGACACAAGGCGTAACAGTCACTAAAACGGTGGTGCAGGCCCGTTACTGCCAGTTCCAAAAAACGATTATCGGGCAAGTATTGCTAAACGTCACTAGCGCAGGAACGGCGGCAACCGCCGTTGCAATCGGTTTACCGTTTGCGGTCAGAACAGGGACACCAATGGTCGGGTCGGGTTACATTTACGACGCGAGCACGAATGTGATGTATAACTGTACTTTCAGCGGCAATGCGTCAATCATTAACGGTTTCTATCAAACGGGCTTTAACTTTGGCGTTTCGCCAGCAATTACCCTTGCAACTTCAGATCAACTTTCAATCCAATTTAGTTACGAGGTGGCATGATGAAAACAGTAACTTGTACAAACGAAACCTGCCCCGAAAACGGTGTACAAGAACACTTCTGCGGCGACCCCGACTATGTCGAATGTGGTGTCTGCCAACAACCGTGTGCATTATCGGAACTATACGACGACCCAGCCTCATGCAACTGGACACCCGGAAGCAACCCTGAAACATGAAAACTCTCGCCGTTGTCGCAGCTCTCGCCGTCGTCCTCATGTTCGTCGTTACAGGATGTAGCGACCGCACTCGAGACAACTGCAAACAACAACCCACAGCGACAAGGTGCAACCCGTGAAGAAATACACCAACTCAGAGATCAAGGCCAGACTCATC